AGAAGATCAAATACTCCAACTAGATCGGCATCTAAAGTTCCGCCAATAACAGTTTGAAGTGCTCCTAGTTGAGTAGCAGCAGTTCCTACTGGTAGAGCAAATCTCTTACCAGCACCACTGTTTTGAGTAAACTTAGCTGCTCCAGTATTGTCATAAACCTGAACTTGTAGATATAAAGCAGTTCCACCTGTTGCTCCATAGCTATTTGAATTTACAACAACAGCAGGGCAAGAACCTAGTGGTAGGCTTGCAGATGCATCTAGAGCAGTATCTCTAGCTGCTCTTACAAAGTAAAGGCTATTGGTTTGTTCTAGAATTTCTAAAGATCCTTCTAGTCCTTGACCAATTATATTTTCTGAAGGGGCACCAAAGGTTCTAATTAGGTTAGCCTGACTAGTAATTAAAGTAGGCTTATTAGTAGGACCCTTGGAAGCAAAGCCTACTACACCAACAATCGATGTATTGATTGATGGTGCGTAATCTGATATATCTTTTTCAATGGTGTATACACCGGGACTTACATAATTAGCCATCGTTTATTCTCCTAGACGTTTGAGATTTTAAATATTCTTCTCTTGTGTAAAGTTTTAATTTGTTCACTGATGTAAGGCTCTGGAACAACTATACTTTCTCCGGGTGCTAAAGTTTTTTCTAAGCATCCTTTTTCTGTGCTTAGGAATACAGTAAATGCCTGTAAGCTGTCGTTCTTGACGCTTTTAAGATTAGTGTTTAATATTACTTTTGGCACTTCTTGGGTTACTCCACCTGATGGTTTTACCATTTTAGAAGCCTTGTGAATAGGAACTATATCCATAATAATTATCCTCTTACATATGTACTATACTATAGTTAAATTTTAGCCAACTTTTTTTAGCCAATGTTAACTTTAAATTGTCCATTTACAGTTACTGGAGATGAATGGGGAGTTTTTCCATGCCCAGCTATGGCATCTCCGGGTAACGAAGCTGGATACCCTTCAATGAATACCTTACGGCTTCCCGGTCCAGAGATAATACCTCCAGCGGTATCCAACCCCACCCTACAAGCACCTTTACTAGACATGAGTACTCTTGAACTTCCAGTCTGTGCGTGACCACAGCTAGCAGGTTGATCTTTTACACAAGCAAATGGCATTATTTAACCTCTATCTTGAATTCTTCTATCGAGCCTGTAGATGTCACTAAAAACTTAGGACTTGGAATATAGGTTCTTAATACGACATTAATCGTTTTCTGAATAACTCTATCTTCTTTATCTTGAGCGGTATAAGGTTGAGCTTCTTCAGAATCAATAAAAGCCTTAGCTAAAGTAGAGAAAGAGGTAGGGACTTGCATTTCTGGATTAAACTTAAGTCTTATTTGTTCTAGAATTTGATCCATATCCATTAAATACTTACACCATACATTTATTTGATATTTAATATTTACTGGTCTTGGAGTAAAGCTTAGTACTCGTACCGCCCTCTTCTTATTTTCATCCCAATATTTTTCATGCACTAATAAACTTTCATTTCTTCTTCTCTGATCATCGTTATCAGAGACAGTTTGAGATATTGATATTATTGGAAGGATGATATTATTTTCTTGATTTAACTTAGCAATAGTTCTTTCAGCATTGCCATGAATACATTTAACATCAACGGACTTTTGATCTCCGTCTATATAAATAATATCACTTAAACAAGCTATCATAGCTCTAAGAGATTCTCTATAGATAAATGATATATTGTGTTTAGCTCTAGTCATTTCAAATATACGTCTACGCACATCAGTTTCTCTAGTGTCATACTTTTCACTTCTACTAGTAACTGATGACGCTTCCCAATCCACAGAAAGCTCTGCGTTAGTATCGACGTATTTATAATTAGTCATTGTCTATTCCTGCATAACCACCAACATCATCACTTGTTTTTGTTAGTGGAGTATCTTGAATTTCTGGATTGTCTCTTAGTAGTTTAGCGGAACATACTAAGTGATATACTCCATAGGATTCAAAGCTATCTTCTACAACTTCAAATATTTCATACTTCTGTTCTTGGAAGAAAGGCTTTATTATATCTCCCGGAATCACAGAGCGTCCAAGCTTACGTTCAATGTAACTCTTGTTGAACGTGAACATTTGATCGTTTGTAAGTTGAATTCCGAACTGAGTTAACTCTTCTGACATTGAGATAGGATCGTAGTGTCCATGAACTACTATAGGGTCTTTAGCAATAGGCTTATTGCGAGACTCCATATACACAGGATCATATTCATCTGTTTGATAATACTTGTAGAAATAGAACTTGCTACCAGCGAGTCTAATAAGCTCGTCATCAACTAAATTGAATAAATTGATGTCTGGATTCTCTTGATCAAACATATTCAAAAGGCTCTCGCCCTCTGATACGTCTGGTAGCTGTGGTAACTTAGTTGTTACCTTGTAGTTCTTTTTGGACAAGTATTAGTCTCCTTCTTCATCCTTCTTAAGTTGAGCATCTCTCTTAGCTTTATACTTTTCTACACCCTTCTTAGCATTACCGTGAATCTCTCTCCACATATCTGCTGGAGTTTGATCGCTATATTTTTTCTTGCCCATAAGCTTGTTTACTTTCTTATCAAACTTAGTGGGCTTCTTATTGGTGCGTTCTAATTCCTTAGAAGCTTTCTCAGTCTGCTTTCCTTGTCTGTAAGATAGAAATTTTGCGGTTAATGGATGCTTAAACTTTTTAGACTCAGACTGCATTGAAGGTTTAACCATTGCTTGTCTTTCTTGCTCTAAAGCTTGTCTATCAAGTTGCTGTTGTCTTTTATTTCTCTTGTCTGCTATTTCTGCGCGAGTCCGATCTAAACTAGCTTTCAGTCCAGTATCTTTATCTGAAAGTTTTGCACTTGCAACATTAAAGTATCCACCTTTACCAGTCTTAGGATCTCCCATAAGGAATGGTTTAGTAACTTTAGCGGTTTGTTTTACAGCTTTTACACCAGCTTTAGCAGCTTCCTTTCCAGCTCTTAGAGCGGCTCCTCCAACTGCTCGTCCAGCAACTAGAGCACCTCTTCCAATAGCAGCCAACGCAGGGATAAATGCATATTCATTTATGTAATTCCGACCTATTCTAGCGTAGACAGATTCTTTCATACTAGAACCCTTTTTGAATTGTGCAGTATATTGTTCAGCATCAGATGCAACATCTTGAGTTCTAGCAGCTAATCGCCTTCTATGACTAGCTAATTTTCTTTTAGCTTTGTCAGAAAGACCAGCTTCTTGTTTTGCTGTAGGAACAAAACGAGTTTCTTTACCCGTGATTGGGCTTTCCTCTGTTCCTTTAGTGCTTCTTAGTTCTCTAGAGGCTGCTCTAGCTTCTAATAGTTTTTGTATGTAAATACTCATTTAATTCTTTCTTTCTTTTTACCACGTTCAGATCCACCAGTTGAGTGTGGTCCGGGGCGTGTTATATCCATAGAGTGTGTTCTATGATATTGTCTTTCAGGGCGTCCACCTTTACCAGTTCCGGGTTCTCCTCTTTTTGCCGCAACGGTGAGATAATCAGGATGTTCTATTCTTGTATCTTTTTGAGATCCAACAACGTGAACTCTACGAGCCTCTATTAGCCCTAGAGCCTCTGCTAGAATATATCCGATGTGTTTATAAGCATTCATTTACTAAGACCTTTTGGACAAGTATTAATCCTCTTCTTTTTGAGGGGGCTTGGGTTGTGGTGGAAGTGATTTGGAATGGCCTTTCCATCTATCTCTCCGACGTTGCCACATTTCACTTTGTTTCCTTCGGCGCTCCATAGCCTCCTCTTGAGATGATTTAGGTTTCTTAGCTTCTTGAATGTCACCCTACTCGCGCTTCTTACGCTCTTCATACTCCTTCTTCATCGCCTCGCGTTTTCGCGCTAATTCTGCTTTACGGCTACGTTCCTCTTTTGTAGCATTTAAAAGAGCCCTATCTCCTGCACCTTCTCCTGTTGCCTTTCGTACTTTAGCATCAGCACTTCTCGCTCTTGAACCTCCAAACACACTACTAGCAGCCATACGACCCGCTCTAGTTCTAGCCTTCTCAGCCTGTGCGCCTAGAGTTTCTACTCGCTTTAAGTCTTCGTCAGAACCTTTCCCACTGGCAATCCTTTTCTCGATTGCGTTTCTTTGTCTAATCCGTCTTTGCATTCCTTCTTGAATGTCTAGACCCATAGCTTCCGCTATTAACATACCTATTTTCATATACTCATTCATTTCATCAACTCCTTTTATGTTTCCTTTATTTTTAGAGGCGTAGAAAACTTGTTTGCCTTTTTTTGATCCATATTGAGATTTCATGGATGCCATTATCTTGTTTCCTTTAGATGTTAATGGCATAATTACTTCATTCTGCTGCCAGATCGATATGCAGCATTGTTAGCATCAGCCTCTGCTTTGTCTTTTGCTTTTGTTTTTTCTTTTTTCTTAACACCACGTTCTTGACCACCCGTTGAATGTGCTCCGGGAACTTCAGAAGTTTCTCCTGTTCGTGGGTTTACTGTTGTCTGTGGGCGACCACCTTCCCCTGTTCCGGGCTTACCTCTTGAACCGGGAACTTGATATTCTCCTTTTTGAGTCATTCCCCTAGGTTGAGTTCTTTTAACCTCACCAACCTTGTGAACTGCTCGCTTCTCACTAATGAGTCCTAAAGCTTCTGCTAGAACAGCACCCATCGAATAGTAAGTATTGTAAACGCTTTCACCAATTAGCTCAAGGTAAATGTCTTCGTAGTTTACTGATTCTGAATAAGCTTCATCATCATAACCCTTACCAGTGACCTTACGTTGCTCTACTCCACCCTTACCTGTTCCGGGTTCACCAGACTTGCCAGAGATGTTTAGGGTGCGACCATCATACGAATCCTTGCCCCGCTTGCTGCCAGTTGGCTTACCAGCACGAACTCGTCTGGCTTCTTTTGCAGCACGCTTTTCAACTTGGTTCTTTGCTTTGTTAGCAGCAGAACGCTTTTCAGTTAGTAACTCATAGAAGTATCTATTTCTATCCAT